ACACCACCGCCCAGTGTGATAGTAGATGTACCTCACTCGCAACACCACCCAAAAATTAAAGCATACCCCAAGTCGGTATCCATTAGCCTGATTTGAGCGTTCCGCGTCGGTATCCATTACCACACCAACCACTTCCCAACGGCCCCAGTTTTGCCTATAATGCTTCCCGTGTACGACTAACCGAGAAGAAACATGGCCCTGATCGACATTGCCACTTGGTACAAACGCCAAGCCAACCCACGCCGTCCGTTCAGTTACTTTTTCAAGTCGCGGGGGTTCCAGCTCGCCGAACAGTATCTAAAGGAAGAGGTCGGGCTCAGCGACGCTGAGATCATGGTACGGGAGATGCCAAGTCGCGGACACCCAACCGTTGCTAAAGTACATCCCATCATTGCGGTAGAGTTCTTGCGCTGGCTAGACTATGGTATCTTTTATCATCAAGCCATGAAGCAGTACGGATATGAGTAACCTGTCCCGTCTCCAAGATGACCTCGACGAGCAAACGCTCGCGCTGGACGTCGCCCGCAACCAAGTCGGTATGAAGTTGCCAATAGACGAGTTGTTGCAAAAATTGCATATTCCAAAAGACCGTTTCCTGCAACTGGCAAACTCCGAGCTGTTCAAGCGGCAGGTGAAAACCTTTGTCAAGGAGCTCGAGGACAACGGCATCAGCTTCCAACTCAAGGCACGTATTCAAGCCGAGGAGATGCTGAAGAAGAACTGGCAGATCGTGCATGATCCAGACACCCCACCGACCGTTGCCGTTAAAGCGATCGAGAACACGGTGCGTTGGGCAGGACTCGAGAACAAAGGCACAGCAGTGGATGCCACCGCGGCGGGCAGTGGATTTAGCATAACGATAAACATTCCAGCGGCGGGGCAGGTGTCCCCAGCGGCGACAATCATTGAACACGAACCACAAACCCCAGACGAAGACGAAACTGAGGCTGAAATCACCGAAGAGGACATGCTCTTTATAGAAGGTGGGGTAGACGATGACTGATGTCACTTACACACCGCCGCAGTCACTGGTGCCGTTTTTGCAGAGCACAAAATTTGTCTCGTTAGTCGTGGGGCCGTACGGCTCAACCAAAACCACCGCGGGGATTATGAAGATCGCCTACATGGCGAAACGGGTGGCACAGTCGCGAGATGGCATCCGGCGCTCGCGGGCAGCATGGATACGGAACACCAGAGAGCAGTTGAACGACACCAGCGTACCGGACTTTCTCAAATGGTTCCCAGACGGGCAGGCGGGGAAGTTTATGAAAACCGGCCTCAAGTTCCTGCTCAAGTTTGACGATGTCGAGTGCGAGGTGCTATTTCGTGGTCTGGACGACTCGAACGACGTGCGACGCCTGCTCTCGCTGCAGTTGACCTTTGGCATCATGGACGAGTTTCGCGAGATCAACCCAGACATTTATGAAGCCCTGACAGGCCGTGTAGGTCGCTACCCCGACGGAATGATGGTGCCGCACCGCCCAGAGTGGGGCTGTGACAAGAACGGTAACCCGATACAAGGGTGTATCACCGACAAGGGTGAGCCCGCGGATGCGATATGGGGGATGAGTAACCCACCCGACTTCGACTCATTTTGGGAAGGGCTGCTGAGCGATCCGCCTGAGAATATGCACGTGACAATTCAGCCCTCCGGCCTGTCCCCCGAAGCAGACTGGGTGCATTACCTCAAACCGGACTACTACGAGAACTTAGCGATCGGCAAGACCGAGGACTGGGTGGCCGTGTACATCCACTCGCAGTTTGGCAAAAGTCTTTCCGGTCAACCGGTGTTTAAGTCGTTTAGCAGGGAAACGCACGTGGCCAAACAAACGCTTCGACTTGTCGATAGCAGCGCGCCTCTTATAATAGGAGTGGATGCGGGCTTGACACCGGCTGCTGTAATCGGGCAGGTGATCTACGATGGGCGGGTGATGGTCTACGATGCGCTGACTAGCGATGGGATGGGGGCGTTACGGTTCATTCGCGAGAAGTTGAAACCGCTGTTGGCGAATAAGTTTCCGGGGCTGAGTACGTTGGTGGTGATTGATCCGGCAGCCAGACAGCGGGCGCAAACCGACGAGAGAACCGTGATGGAGCTGTACCAGAGTGAGGGGTTCCGGGTCAAGACCGCCAAGACCAACAGTATCGCTGCGCGTATATCAGCAGTTGATAATTTTCTAACACGCTCATTTGACGGCAAAAGCGGCTTGCTGCTGTGCCCAGATGGTTGCAAACAACTCATTCAGGCGTTGGGTGGGCGGTATCGGTACAAGATCAATACAAAAGGTGAGCGGGACGAGAAGCCGGAGAAGAGCCACCCGTGGTCAGACATTTCTGATGCGCTGCAGTACGTGTGCTTGCATGCTGATGGTAGTGAAACAGGTGGGGCGGTGCAGTCTGGGTACCGGCGGGAAGTACAGCGGGTTAGCCCGCGTGGATGGACTTGACAAACCAGATATGATATACGCTAACCATCAATCAGCCGAAGGAGGCTAGTATGGCTACAGGCATAGCCCTTATTCCCGTCGCACGTGCATCAGATATTGAGGCCGAAGCCGCTCGCCGCTCCGCTGAAGAAAACGCGGTACCCGTTGTCCAAGGTCTTGCGTCACATGTGCGTGACCGCTGGGCGGAAGCCAAAGACGCCAAACGTGACCTCGAGGAGCGCATGCTTCAGTGTTTGCGTCAACGCCGTGGTGAGTACGACCCAGACAAGTTGTCTGAAATTCGTATGCAAGGGGGCTCAGAAGTCTTTATTCAGATGACTTCGGTCAAGTGCCGCGCCGCGACCAGCTGGCTGCGAGATACTCTGTTGGGTACTGGTGGCGATAAGCCGTGGTCACTGACATCTAGCCCTGATCCTGAGTTACCGCCTGACGCGGTGCAGATGATCCAGCAGCAGATGACTGACGAGATCATGCAGATGATGCAGATGGGTGGGCAGATGCCAGACCCGTCCATAATTCAGAAAGCGGCGCTTGGTATGAAAGACAAAGCCGCACGGGCAATGCGTGAAGAAGCGAACAAACGCATCGACCGCATGGAACGTAAGATGGAGGATCAACTGGTCGAGGGCGGGTTCGTCAAAGCGTTGGACGAGTTTCTCGATGATGTTGTGACTTTTCCGTTCGCAGCATTGAAAGGCCCTGTTAAGCGCATGCGCAAGCAGATGGCGTGGCAAGATGGCCAGTTACTTCCGTCAGAAGTTATCCGTAACGAGTGGGAGCGCGTCGATCCGTTCATGTTGTACTGGGCGCCGTGGGCGAGCAAGATTGACGATGGCTACGTCATTGAGCGTCACCAGCTGACGCGTGAAGCGCTCGAGACTTTGATCGGTGTTGAAGGCTACAGCGAAGCGGCCATCCGCGATGTGTTGTCTAACTTCTCCCGCGGTACGATGAACGAGTGGCTGTGGATTGACACCGCCAAAGCGGAAGCCGAAGACAAAGACGTTACCGAAACGACCAACACCACTGATCTGATTGATGCGATCCAGTTGTGGGACTCCGTGTCTGGCCGCGACCTACTTGACTGGGGACTGCAGGCAGAAGAAGAGCTTGACCCCCACTTGAGCTATCCGTGCGAAGTGTGGCTGATTGGTAACGTCGTTATTAAGGCGGTGCTGAACTACGACCCGTTGGGCCGCAAGCCGTACTTCGTCACATCCTACGAGGCTATTCCGGGTTCGATTTCTGGCCACGGTGTATCTGACCTGTGTCGTGACACACAGCAGATGGTGAACGCCGCTGCGCGTGCTCTGGCAAACAACATGGGCATCAGTTCTGGCCCGCAGGTCGGTGTCAATGTCAGCCGCTTGCCCGCTGGTGAAGACATCACCCAGATGTATCCGTGGAAGATTTGGCAGTTCCAGAGTGCTGACTTCAACGACGGTTCACCACCGATCGACTTTTTCCAACCGCAGAGTAACGCGGGCGAGCTGATGAAAGTGTTTGAGATGTTCTCGCTGCGTGCAGACGAGGACACGATGATTCCGAAGTACATGGTTGGTGGCCATCAGGCAGGTGCTGCGCGTACCTCGTCTGGTCTGTCAATGCTGATCTCTAACGCCGGTAAAGGCATCAAGCAGGTCATCAGCAACATTGATACGAACATCATCACTCCGATTATTGAGCGGCTCTATCAAGACAACTTGCGCTACGCGGAAGACCCGGATTTGGTCGGCGACGTGCATGTTATCGCTAAGGGTGCTAACAGTCTGGTTGTTAAAGAGATGGAAGCAGCCCGTAAGATGGAGTTCCTGCAGATTATCCTCAACAGCCCGGTGGCCCAGCAAATTGTGGGCATGCCCGGTGCAGCTGAGCTGCTGCGTGATATGGCGGGTAACTTCGACATCAATACTGACCGCCTTGTTCCTGACCGCGACCAAATCTCGACAATGGAGCAGCAGGCGCAGATGATTCAGCAGCTTCAGCAGCAGGTTCAGCAGATGGGGCAGATTATCCAGCAGGGCGCAAGTATGCTCGAGGGCGCGCAACAAGGTGGTGGTGCACCGCAGCAACCTGAGATGCAGAACTTTGCCGACGGGGGCCGTGTCAGAGTTGGTACGCCAGCAAAACCTCAAAGCCGTAACATGTATGGCGATGGCAGCGAAGCCGGTGGCCGGGCGACAAACCTCATCACGCCACGCTATATGGATAACAGGTAACTGTTGACAAACTTAGAGTAGGGGTATTAAATTCTTTTATGAGCATTTTCT